ATTGTTTTTTCTCTAATCATTTTATTCAATCTATCCATTCTAGGATTTCAAAATATTCTTCTGCACGTTCCTTTGCATGTTCAAAGGAAGTGGCGAGGATCTCCAACTCAAGTATATCATCTTCGAGGTGCATTGTAAATGGACATTCATTTGCTTTTTTGGAAGAAATAACATCACCAATGTCAATTCTACCTTTCAGTGTGTAGAACTTACCGTTTTTGATTCTATCTAGAAAATTATAAGTTTCGTTATGTATACTTACCACGGAGTCGTACCATTCTTCGGCATCTTTCTGTGTATTAAACTTCGGTGAAAGTGAAGCACCAGAACTTGGATTAATCCAAAACCATACAGCTTCTTCCATAGAAGCATGTCTATACTTGATAAGTGCGGCTTTAAATTGTTTTTTCTGTACCGTCATGGCTTCTTCGAAAAGAAAAGCTGGATGGAGATTCTAGGTGGTGCTGACGTTGCCGTTGGTGTTGTACAATGCCATTCCCTCTCTGTTGAATGAATCGCTGTGTTGTATTGTGGACAATAGAATTGACCTGTTTTTGGATTATATCCATATTCATCGACACCCCTGTTTTCTTCGGTCCATGCGAACCAACCACCCCAATTTGAATCCCATTCTTTGTTGAGATAAATTGACATAGCATCATACTCAGCATAGTCGGGATGCCAGTTTACACATGAGGTTTGAAAACCCATGTAAAAGATGGCCGCAGAAGAATGTGGAAGGTAATCCAACTTACCACGGTTCACCAACTCATAGTAAATTGGATTCTTCCATTCATCAGGTAATGCACGTGATAGAATCGTTCCGTTCGTAGCGTATTTCAGAACATCAACCCATTTTGTTTGGTTTGATGCCCAAACATCACCGGCTTTTGTTTCTTCGTTCCACGCAAGGAGTTGGTCAATAAACTCCTGCGAAAGAACATCGTTTAAAATTCTAATCATATTAAGCAATCAAGTTAATGAAGCGGTTCAACACGATACGATTCGAAACACGGTTACTCGTATACTTTGAAAAAGCGGAAACAAGGCCACGTGTGGTTGCGGTTGAACTAACTTCAAATTCATCTCCGTCAGTATCAAGTTTGTCTGAACGTAAGAAATAATATTCATCGTACCCAACGTTATTTAGATACGTAAAATTATTTTTACGGAACTCCATCACACGGTCTTCGATGTTTACCTGTTCTTCTTTTGTAGAATACAAAACAATAGCCTGACGAACATCACGCACTTTTGCAACGTAGAAACCGATCACATTTGAATCTAGTCTCTGTTTCAACAGTTTCAGCAATGCAGTTGTTTGCATAGCACCACGTGAACCATAACCATGGCTTTCCTGTACTTCAACTGACGCCTTTGTAACAGGATCACGGAAGAAACTCCTCATTTTCCAGTTAGGATCAACTGATATGCAACTTTGCCTTACTGAATCAACATCATCATAACGACCAAACAAAGAAGAACCTTCACCGTCTGTTAGGAAAACAGTATTCACAATTTGAAGTTTATTTTCTTCTTTGAATTTTTTGACAACAGAGAAAGCGGAAACAACAGCTTCGTTTAGTGGTGTACCACCAAGTTGCATAATCTCAGGAGGTTCCATGCGTGAACATGTACCACGGCGACCTGTTCCATAGTCCAACAAATAGGAGGACATTTTAATGAATTCATTTGAACTCATTTTGTGTGAAAGAATATTCAACAATGAACAAGGATGCACACACAAATCACCGACTTTAGGTTTTTGAATTAGTGTTTTCTCATATTTCATCAGTCTAGAGGTTGAGAACGCATATACATCAAAAGGAATATTCACCTTTTTACAGAACATTACAAGATTCAATAATTGTTTGACTGTTGGCAACATGTGATCGCACATAGAACCGGACCAATCAATGTACATCACAAGACCGTGTGACTTACCATTTGGCACTTTAGTGAATCGTGCGAAAATGTCATCCGTGAATTTGTACTCATGGATTTTGGACATGTTCAACTCTCCAGTCTTGGAGATTTTTGCACGTGATTGTTGTTCTGCGTTTTTACGCATTTCAAATTCTTTTACAAGATATGATACAGCTTTATTGGATTCATTTCTGAATTTGTTAAAGTTTGCAAGCATTTTATCTTGATGGAAAAAATCTCTCTTGTCCGGCTCATTGTTGTAGTTTTCAATTTCAGAAATGAGTGTTTTGTAACCAACAATCATATTGTCCAGAATAACTTCTGGAACGTTTGAGTACACCACATCTTTTTTGGATTCGTTGTTGTATAGTTGTTTCTCTCTTTCACGATAAGATTTATCGGTTTCAGATTCAACTTTAACATCTTCATCACCAGCCGCACTGGTTCCACCAGTCTCTTGTTGATCGGACTTGCCATCAGCCTCTTCGGATTCTTCTGGAGCACCTGAAGATTCTACTTCAATGTTACCTTCTTTTTCTTCACCTTCTTTTGGTTTACTTTCGGATTTTTCCTGTGGTTCTTCGGCTTTAAATTCGAAAGCATCTTGAGGTTCAGTTTCACCTTTGGTACTTTCACCACCATCAGGTTTTTCTTTGGGTTCCATTTGAACAACAATTTTCTGTCGTTTGGCTTGTTCACCCATAAACTTTTGAATTTTCATGGCAATTGCCAGTGTTTCTTCAAACGTTTCAGCATCTTCGACTTCACGCACCATTGAATATTCTTCTGGTGTGAATTCAATACCTTGAGCCGCACCACCTTTTGTGTATAGATTGATACGGTCAATAAAATTCAGTGTATTGATATTTTTATCTTTTACACCAAAGAAATCCATATCCATAAGTTCACGATATCCTTTCACAAAGGAAATGCGAATGCCTGGGAATTTTCGTTTGATTTTCTTTTCGATACGTGCATCTTCGCATACGTTAAGTATGGAACGATCCACTTTAAGGTCGACAATAGAATCATGCCAACCTTGTTCTGGTGTTTCTAGTGCGTGACCGACTTCATGGCCAAGGAGAAGGTCATAGAGTTGTGGTGAAAGATTCCCGTCCAGAATGGGAACAGTCAAAACTCGGTTTTTAATGTCAAAAAATGCTGTAGGAACTTGACGTTGTTCAACGATCAAGTTTTCCGTAGCCATCAGGCGTGCGAGATTTGATTTGGATTCAACTAGCATGTAATTTCCTTGAGTATTCTTAGTATGTATTGTATCATACTGACAAAAAAAGTCAAGTTTTTTGTCGTTTTTTGACAAAAAACAGTGGAAATTAAGTTTTTTTAGTGATAATGAGATTTCCGTCTTCGGAAACTTCGAGTTTTAGTGTGTCACCTTCTTTCCAACCAGTTTCCTCGATTAATTCTGGTGGAAATGTGAGAATTCCGTCTCCGGATCCATCACCGGCGTCTTCAACATATAATGGTCCGTATATTTTGGGTTTAGGATTCACCCATTGATGTACAACATCCGTCAATTCTTGCCAAGGTTGTCGTTTTCCGACTAATTCTCCATCCAGTGCGAAATAAATGTCGTTTGCTAACTCAGGATCACCTTGAATAATCGCTTTTGCCAATCTTTGTGTATCACTGGACATATTCAAACTCTGAAAAAACGATTTTATTTTGTCTTTGTGCGGCAATCAACTCCACACGCATCAGGGTTTCCATAACTTCATCATAATCCATTTTTTCCAACTCATCCGAGATTTGTTGGATTTCACTTTCAGTAAGCATAATTCTCCTTTTGGCGGTGCTTAGGTTGACGGACGTACTTAGTATCAATCCTGTGTTTTTGTGCAGGTTTGATAGGTGTACGACAAACTGGTTTTGGTATCTTAATTAAAATCTTCATTTTTATCTCCGCATTTTTGCCATGTCTTGTGCTTCTTCCACAGAAAAAACAGGAACAGCATTGGACTTGTGGAGAGTACCAATACCTAGAATTTTATCACCAGTGTAAACCTTTTTAGGTTGCACAGTAGCATTTCCCATCATTGAAGCATTTAATGATGGAATTTTTTGGGTTTCACGAACAGGTTTGCTTAAACTGTAGGTCCAAGGTTGTGCTACAGTAGCAACTTTTTTAATAGTTGGAACCTGGTGTTTAGATAACCAAGCCGCATATTCTTCCCGTTCTTTTTTGGGTTTGAGTTTGGGCTTGGATTTTCCTTGATTCACATATATCATCATAATATATCTCCAGAACGAATAATTCTATTATAAACGTTACACAGATAAAAGTCAAGTCATTTGTTGTATTTTTACAACTTACTGTAGCGTTTTTCTAGATAACCATAATCGTCATCATCATGTTGACGCTGGCGCATTCTCCGCAATTCTGCGGCTTCTTTTTTGCGCTTTTTGTTTCTGTTAAATTCCTTTGTTGAATTATATTCATTGGAATAATCATCCTCAAATGGACGAAACTTAGGAACAAATTTTCCCACTTCTTTTTCTCCGTAGTTTACAGTATGTCTGGAATGTTATCACGGATAAACTTGTAAGTCAATCCTTTAACACCAAAGTCTTTCTTAAAAATACCAATAACAATATCCGCTTCACGTGGTTCAAGAGATTCCAACAAAATCAAAAACAATTCTTCCGAACGTTTTGGTGATAGACTCTCTGCGGTTTCATTACCTTTACGAAACAAATACAGTCGTTTAATTTCAGTATCAAGTGATGCAAAAGAAATTCCAGGTTTTGTGTCTGGTTTCTTATACGTCTCCGGATAGGAATTAAATTTCCATTCCATTTCAGGTCGAAAAGCCAACTGGAGAACCAACTTTAGTGTTGGTGTCCAGTTTCTAGCTAATACATCAATTTTTCCCTGTTTGGTGTTCTCCTTTTCGAATTCATCGAACACCTCGTAAATATTTTTTCTCATTAAAATTCCTCAATTACTTCCATTAGGTTTTTCAGCTTCTTTTCCATGAAGTAGTTAATCAGCTTGGAACGTGGAGCCGGCTTTGTGTTATTATATGTATCAATAATCGAATTTTTAATATCTGATGGAATCTGACGTAGGTCAATCAGCGTTTGATTTCTGGAGAAACCAATACGTGCATTTTCATCTTCCCAGTCACCATAGTTTTCATTCAACAGTTTTTCAAGTCGATTTTTGTTAATCGGTGTTTGCCTCAAATCACGTACAAAACAATCAGCAGGAGAAAGAACATTAGGTATGCCATCACCTTTATCACCTTTAATAATTTTTTCCTTCAGTTCAGCCAAAGGATTTTCAGATTTAATATATTTCTTTTGTGCAGGATTGTATTGCTTTACATTCTTGTACATTTGAAGCTGTAGGAAATCTCCATCACTGGAAAGGATCAAAATCTTATTATCACCACCAGCATACATTGGAGTGAGTGTACCGATAATGTCATCGGCTTCGGCGCCGTCAACATCAATAACTTTGTATGGGAAATTGTCTTTGAGTTCTTGTTTTAGGTTACCAAGAATGTCAAAGATCAAGTGCCAGTCAAGGTCGGACTTTTCACGTGCTTTTTTGCGGCCAGCTTTGTAGAAGGGGAAGAATTCTTTACGCCAATATTTTTTATTGTCGCAACATAGAATAACTTCACCATATTCTTGTCGGAATTGTTTCACGTGGCCACGAATGATATTGAGTACCAAGTGACGAACCAAACCTTCTTCAAGTTTCACGTTTTTTTGACCAGCAATTTGCGCCATCAAGCCAGATAGCAAAACCTGGTTCAAGTCAATGAGAATCATTTTATACCTTATTTAATTACTCGTAGAAGGATTATATCAGAATTAATACGTCCTGTCAAGGCTTGTTCAACAGCATTAATGTCAGGAAGAACTTTCCTAAGTGCAACTTTACCAGCTTTCAATGTTGCCGGAAGAACAACTTCCGGTTTACGGATAGTTTTTTGTATGGAAGTTTCTTCGTTGAAATTGGTAAGTGTTGTACCTTTAATGTTCAACCCACCCACATCTGTTGCATTGTAGCATCCGAGTTTCCTTGTTTTGGTATTAAAAACCCACAACTGTGAAGAACCGATGATATCAGCAGGATTAATAGAAGCGACCTTATATTCATTGTCTTCCTTTTTAAATTGCACCTTCTCGATAATCTTATCGACAGGCTTCACTTTCTTCTTTCTAGGTGCACGTGTCAGTTTTGCAGTATGTGCAATTTTTGCACAATCGTCAATAATACGTTTCAGTAACAATGCATACTCTTTGAGTTCTTTTTTTGTCAGGAAGGAATAACCTTCGGCAAGTTGTGTGTCCTTACCCTTGAGTGTTTCTTCGATTTCTTCGAGCTTTTTCTGGTAGACAGGAACGATATGTTTGGTGTGAGCACCTTTAATATCCAAAGAACGCATTAGTTCATATGGATCGAAAACTGTTTTAAAGTCACGTACAACAAAACAATCATCAATCGCACCTTCGATTTCACCCATGTATTCACGTGTCTTGTCCAACACACGTTCTTGGATGGAAACCACAACCTTAGGTTCGGTTTCTTCAACGTCTTTTTTAATTGGTGATTTATTTTTCAATTCTTCAATGAATGTAGAAATCCATTGTTCGTTTTTCTCCGACAGTGGTGCACCACGGAGTTTCATGCGGCAAACGAAACCTAAATTTTGGAAATCAACATCCGAAACCTTTTCGATAGTTTCAAGGTCCTTTTTTGGTGTGCCAATTTCTTTGAGATATGAAAGCGTGAATTTTTTGCTTTCTTTTGAATCGGAATGATAGTTGTACCAATTCAATGCGGCGGACAATGAACCTTCACCTTTTTTCCAAGAGGGTTCACCGCCAGCCAATGCTTTTTCAAAATCTTTAACTGATGCGTGTCTCATGCGTAATTACAGCCTTAACAGAATCGGTACGAAAAGAACGCCAACCGTTATTTTCTGTATCCCATACCGATAGTGTACCAGGATTCTCTACTCTTGTCAAGCCTTCAGTTAAAAGTTGTTGTCCTTCTACAACAGGCTTTTGTGGTAGATATTCAGGCAAAAGTGTACACTTTAGTTGACGTTCAGTTCCGTCTACCTTAGTAAATACAACAGTTGCAACAGAATTTGTCAAAACCTCTTTCAATTCATACTTGTCAAACATTTTTAAATTCCTTTTCATAATATTCAATATATTCTGCCGATCTTTCACTGAGTGCATTAAATGCATCCTCTATGAAATCGGCGGAGGTTGTGGTAGTTTTTGCTACCAGTCCCAAGAATCCATTATCTATCAAATTCGTGATATAGTCAATAGGTGAAATCAAGATTGCCTGAAATTTTTCTGGCATTTTTGGTGGATCTTCTGGGAAGATGATAATATCATATAAGTCTCCGCTGGAGCTTCCCGGAAGTTTTTCACCCGGATCTTTATATTGAAAACAACCTATTTCCAAATCACCATCTTCATTCCGATAGAAATTTATTCCATCGAATGTTTTAGTCCTTAATACTTGCCATGATTCGCTCATTGAATGCCTTTATATGTGTCTTCCGAACTTTCACCATAATCCATGCGTTGTAATAGTCTTCCGATTCTAATACACATCTATCAAATTGTTCTTTAGCTTCAAGGTATCCACATTCACCTTTTGTTTTACATAAATGTAGTATCTCTCTTTTGAAATTATCTTTCCCCAGAATTTGTACATCATTTTGCAATTCAGAATTGGAGCCATAATAACTTAGCCAATCAGAAAACACTTTAGTTTTTTTCTTTTTACCCTTAATCACTTTTGTTCGTGAAGAATAAAAAAACTTTTTACCTATGTATTTTTTATTTGTTGACAGATTTGTTATGATGTATACGAAACCGTAGTTTTCACCTATGTCTTGTTCTGTGAATTCAGTGTCTTTGTATATCCAATTTATTTCCATTCCTCATTCTCATCAAAGTCCTCATCATCTATATATTCTTCGTTGAGGACTTCAATTCTTTCACCACAGAAGGGGCAAAAGGATGGACTTTCATCGGACACATAATCTTCTTCAAATGCAACTTCAAAAGTTGACTCACAGTTTTCACATTCTGCTGTTGTTATTTTCTCTGACATATTTACTCCTTAATTAGCCCAAACGTCACCCCAGTTTCCCGTTGTAGCACCTTTGGCATAGTCTGTTGCACGATTCTCAAAGAAATTTGTATGTGTTGGAGCATTAATCATTTCTTCAACCCACGGAAGTGGATTTCTCTTGACTTTCATAATACCTTTCAGACCTAAAGAGATGAGGCGGCGATCCGTGATGTAGCGAATGTATTTCTTAACATCTTCAGAATCTAAACCTTCCATAGCACCCATGGAGAATGCTAGGTCAATGAATTTATCTTCAAGCTGAACCATACGTTCTGCAATAGTATAAATCCTACTCTTTAGTTCATCATTCCAAATTTCTTTATTTTCTTCTATGTAGGTCCTGAATAATTTAATCATTCCTTCGGCGTGCATCGTTTCATCAACGATAGACCAAGTAACAATCTGACCCATACCCTTCATCTTACCTTGTCTAGGAAAATTCAACAACATAATGAAGGAGGAGAACAATTGCATACCTTCAGTAAAAGCGGAGAATACTGCAATGTGTTCAGCCGTGGATTCTTTCGTTCCATTGCGTGAGGATAGGTCCATAACATAGTCATGCTTGTCCCTCATTTCTTGGTAGTCTAAGAACTGGTTGTATGTTGTTTCTGGAAGACCGAGAGTTTCAATGAGGTGTGAGTATGCGGCAATATGAAGTGCTTCACGTGCGGCAAAACC